GTCCGCCATCACTTGTGTTGGAGGCGTTCCGAAGGTTACCATGTTGCTTGCATCGGTGCAGTACTGGCGGATAGTTGCATCGTCAAAGTACAATCCGATTTGCGCGATTTGGCTGATGGTCTGCGAGGTCTCTTTCCATGCAGGCGTCAGGTCAATGTCGCAGCTTTCGGTGGTGTTGACGTAGTTCTCATTGCCGCGCACCCGGTACTTAATGTTGACTGTGCGGTTATGCCCCTGCTGAAAGCCTTGTGTCTGGATAACGGTAGGGCGGTCAGGCTGGGATAAGAGATACTGAAGAAATCCTGGAGGGGTTACTTTTTTGCCCGCGTAACCGTTGCGGGTTATTTGTTCAAGATGAACAAGTATAGCAGGACAGAATCCTAATGCCATTTTATGTATGTTTTTTTAGTTAGACTGAACCCCTTTCCGCTTTGGAATGGGTGAAAATATCCGCCATGTGTGGCGCAATTATTTCAGCCTTATGGACTGACTCTTTACTATTTCCCTTGCGGGACAATTATTTCCTGAAAATTCAGGACTATACTTTTAATGTGCCGTTCTCGTTCATTATTCCGATGTCCCTCAATGACTGCTGGGCTTCGTTTAATGCTTTTGGGAGTGGCTGGTATTGGTTATTGGGGTTTAATGCCGGCTGTGACTGCGGATTCGCAGTGGTAATCTTTGTCGGCTCATTCGTCTTTATTAATTTTTTGTCAGTTACTAATTTAGCAGCATAATCGTCAAAACTTACTTTCTGATTTTCACGTGTAAAGTCAAGGCTTTCGTCAATCGCCTGAACAAGTTTTAGCTGTCCGTCAGGAGCAAGAATTACTTTTGCGTTGTCAGCCTGCAGCTGGCGGGTGAGATTTATCATTGCAAGTTCCATCGCATCTGCCTTGTCGTATTGGTCACTGTAATTATAGCCGGAAAACTTTCCACGAATGTTCCAATTCAATTCTTTGTTTGCGCTATCCTTTAAAATATTAGATTTTTCGTTTTTGAACTGCTCCTTTAAGGTAAGTATACTGTTATTCAGTTCATCAATTTTGTCGGTTAAATGTTTTTTGTCGCCAACCTGCGCGGTTGCCTTTTTCTCATGCAGGTTTTTTACTGCCTTTACAAGTAGCTGTATTTTTTCGTAAGTGTTTTTTTCGTTTTTAATAGCGTTTGACAAATCCACATCATCAGCTATCCCATACTCGGTTAAGTACTTTTCGTGAATCTCGGTGTCAATCGGGGCGAGACTTTCTTGGCGGAAGTGCGCTTTCAATACCGGGCTTTGTTTTGCCACATCCAGCGTCATCAGCTTTTCGTTCATGTCCTTTACCTGCTTATCATCAAGATTTATTTTGGTGAGTTCCGGGTTTCCGAGAACTTCTTTCATCTCTGCCGAAGGTTCTACTCCGGCTTTCTTGAACTGGTTGCTGATAAAGTCTGCTGCTGTGATTGGCATATTAGGGTTTTAATTTGGTGACGATTTTGTTTAACTCTTCTTTGGAAACATTTATTCTGGGCTTGATAACAAGTTTTTTCTCTTCCGGTTTTCCGTAGTACTGCTGACGCACAAACGGCTCCGATGCTTTGGGAACTACTGTCATAAATTTATTCCCCAACCACACTTCAATTTCTTCTTGCTGCATTTGGCAATAGTAATAAATATTTAATTAACAATAGATAGTTGAAAATAATTTTATTAACAATTTAGTTTTCATATTTTTCTCTTAATGCTTTCGGAACAAGTGCGCTGCTTACCGGGTAGAACTGGTGGTTACAATTATACCCCCCGCGCCTAATGAAAAGATTATCTGCCGAAGTTCCTTCAATCATTCCATGTGGCAAATCGTATCGTTTATAAATCGCTACCTGATGCCCGCAAATTTGCCCGTCAACTAATTTAGCGAACTGCGAACGGTGAACGTAGGGCTGGCAGGTCTCTTTTGAACGAATCATTTCCTTGCACCACTCCCGCGAGGTTTCCATCAGCGAACCCACGTACTGAAACCACTCTAACCCTAAATCCGCTGTGGCGATTTGATTGTAGGAAGCATTGTATTGATTAATCGAATCGGTTGTGATTTGCTTAGCGTACTTTACTAAAGCCCCGTCTCCGGCTCTCGTATCAGTAATGTACTGCCGCATCTGCTCTACGTAGTCCTCAAATCTTCCGCCTGATGTTATGTTTACCCGAAGTATCTCTCTTATTTTTTGGGTTACGTTTTCGCCTATCCCCGCTTCGGTAAGCGATGCCATTGTTTCATCAATGGTCTGCTTTTTTATTTCCCGGAATACCGGAGTGGGCTTGAATTTTTTGTTGATTGCTGAAAAGTACTGTCCGTTGATTTCTTCAACCGTGTCGTAGGCAGCAATAAACTCATCCAGTTTTTTCAGGTACGGCTTGCTGATAATGATTGCGTCAAGTTCTCTTTTTATCTGAGCTATTAGCCGGACATTTTTTACTGATGGTTTTATTCTGCCGTTGGCAATGTCAAGCTCTTTGCTTAGCTCAATAATTCTGGCAAATACCTGCTTCTGGGTTGCGGGTAAACTCTCGTTAAACTTGACCGTTGCCTTGTCAATCGAAGAAAGGATGTTTTTTATTAACTGGTCTGGGCTGGTTGCCATTATTCAACGGGGTCATTTGCCGGAGGTATTACTTCTTCTTCTGTCTCTGTCGGCTGCATGGATTCTATTAACTCTTCGGCATATCTTCGAAGTATTTCAATCTGTTGTTTTTTAGGCAGCGTGTCAAACTTCGCATTCTCTTCCATCGCCCGCTCGATAAATGAATGTATGTTGGCGTGAATTATAGAATCTGTTTTTTTGACTAATCCGAAAGCATCTCTTGAATTAACTACATCTTCCGGTTGCCCGGCAAACGGGTCAAGGGCAAGTTTCATCGAAACTATCTTGCTTATCTTTTCGTCTGTGCTGAATCTTTTGGCAGCAAACTCTATCTCGGCAGCGTTTATTATTGCAGCGTCCATCTTAGCCTCTTTCATTGACCGTATTCCGTCTAACATAAATTCGTCTCCAAGCAGGTCAAACTTCTGCGGGACGTTGATTACCGGGAGCATCAATAGCCTTTTGGAATCGTCTTTTACAGAGGTTTTATAACGATAATCATTAATACAGAAAACAATGTTATCCAAAAGTTCTACCCCATCCTCTGCCACCCCATGAACGAAGTTGTTAAGTTCTTCTTTGTCAACCTCTTTCGCTAATCCGCTTTGATTTAGTGGTGTTGAGGCAAGAAACTCCATGTTGATTGAGGCGTATGCCTGAAAGAAGTGTCCTTCGATTCGCTCGCGCTGAATAGATACTATGCTTGTATCTTTGGTGATAAATCCGGCTGGTGGTGATGGCAGGTTGGTTTCTCCGGCAGGTGGTTTTCCAAGTACAAGATTTTCGTAAGGATTAAAAGGATAAATACCTTTTCCTCCACACATCCCGCAGGTTTCTTTGGAGGGCTTTGTCCCGGCCGCCTTACTCTTGTTTATCATTTCATACCCCGTCCCCCCACACCGCTTACAATCGTGAGGCTGGTACGCCCAAAGGGTAGAGTGAACATGCTGCACTACCTCTGCCTGCATATCAGAATACTCACGTGTTGCCTCGTCCAAAAATGGAATCATGCCCATTATCTTGCTTTCATAGAGCGTCTGGTAGAGTGTTTCATTAAAGACTATTCCCTTCATATCATACACCGGCACATACCCCAACCCGTGTTTGTAGTTAAACGCCTCCCGGTACTGGTGGTCAAAACTGACTTGGTCGAAAGTCTGAATGTTTGTGTCAGTCACCACATAGTACCGGCAGCCGTTTGTATATTCTGTTCCGCTTTGCACGTACCTGATTTTCTCTATGCTTTTTAAAACATAGTATTTTTTGTACTCGTAATCAATAACATTTTCAGAGTTGTAAATAAATGGGTATGGTTTCAGGTACTCGTTGTCTTTAGCCTCTAAATTTATCGGCATCACAAATACCTTAGCGTTGGTATCTACTAACTGCTGCTTTAGCCCGATTTGAAAGTACCAGTTGGTAATGGAAGTATATTTTGGAAAGTTAAGGATAAGATAATCAAATAAGGTCTCCCCTTCTCTTACTGTTGATACGCTGCTGTCCTCCCCAAACTTTATAGACCAGTCTTGTGACTTACGTATCTTCATCAGCGAGTTATATACTTTCGTAAAACAGCTTTTAGTTACAGGTACGTAAATCTCTTCCCGGTATTTCTGAATCTTTTCGGACTCGGATGGCCTGCGCTTGGTAAGCAAGTCTCCCGGCTTTTCCCCGTTGGCGTGTACTTTTATAGCGTGGTACTTCTTAACGCTCTGGTCGTAGAAAGGATGGTAGTACTTTAGCTTGTCCGGCTGGATGTACTTGTTAAACTGGGCAATGGTAAATTCCATTATATGTGACTCCTTTCTTTGAGGTATTTTGATTTAGAAACATTTTCAAATGTGGGCACTCCCCGGTAGTAGGCGTAGTGCTTTACTAAGTTGTCGGCTATCTTTTTTATGCGCTGTCCGATGTGCTTTCCGCCCAGCGATATTCCGTAGTAGTTTTGCAAGATGTACTGGTCGTTCTTCTGACGGTGTAGCGGTTCCCAATAGGTAGGGTAGTACGGTATCGCGTGTGGCATCATGTTTAGTTTTAGCATCGCAAGACAGAAGGCAGGCTCGTCCGGCTTGCCCCCAGCAAACTGCTTGCATATCATTTTTTCATCATCATAGAATTGTCGTGCGGTGTTAAATAATTCACTCGTCTGCTCAGACTGTTTAAAGTAAATCCACTCGCTGCTTAAATCTATCCACTTTTCTATCCCGAAGTTTTCTTTCATCAGTGCCATATCCACCCAGTCACTGTGGCCTGCGCTGATTGGGCTGCTTCCCCTGTTTGCCATCGTGAAGTTAATGTTTGCATACTCCTCAAATACTTGAGAAGGTTTTTTGTAGGGTGACCATACCATGTCTACATCGAGAAATAATGTTTCCTGAAACGGGCTTAACTTGTCAAGATAGAGCTTAGGTTTAACATAGCAGTGGTCTGTTCCGAACATGGAATAGTTGTAAGGACATTTAATTTTAATATCAAACAAGAACTTTTGCGCCTCGTCCAACTCAACTATTGAGCTTTCATTGTGAATCAGTGCAATCTTTAGTTCCGGCTCCATCTTTTTCAGTCCCACCGCAAGATTGACCGCAAAGCGTCCGTAGATGTGGTGCCCAAGTGCCATTAGTACAATGCCTCTTCCTGATTTATCGGGGCGGTTGGCGGTGTTTATTTCGATTATTTCCATGTTTTTAGGTTGAACAATTTCGGTTAAATAAAACTTTCTCTATCCTCTTTTGAACTTCGATGGTTGATTGTGCTAAATTCCTTTTTCCTCTTTCCGCCCAGTTGGGTTCGTAGTCTTTAAAGATTACAAGGTACTCCACCCCGTCAATCTCGAATATGTCACACGGAATCATTCCGTTGCCCATTGTGTCGTGACCGTACTCGTCCATGTAGTCAAACAGCATCTCGTAATGTTTTTCTACTGAAGCATAGATTCTCTTTTTTGTGCCGGTGCTGTAGGTATAATCCTCCCCCGAAATCGGGTAGGTTGGTGTCATGTACAGGGTTCGGAATCGCTGAATCAGCATAAAGATGTTGCCGTTATTACCAAAGTTGAATCCTAATGCAACCCCGTCCGCCCATGCTCTTATTCTCTTAGTACACGGATGTTGAGATGTGTAATTAATAATTGTATCTGATGTATATAAGAAAGGTATGGGGGGCGAACCCGGAGCATCGCAATAATCCCTAAACTCAACCCGGTAACAAGAGTATGGCAATTCAACGGGGATGCCGCCAGAAAGAATAGCATCCAATGAAGTCACTCTCCATGTTACCCAATCCTCGTCATAATTAATCGGATTTGAGGATGAGTTTTCATCATGCCAGTCAGTTGCGCCTGAGCCATCTTCGTAAACTAATCTCATTTCGTAATCTCTTCTTAACTGGCAAAGTTCAATGGCCGGTAAGATGCAGCCATCAAAATCGGATGATGGCGTAAACATTTCTCCGGCTGTTGTTAGTGCTGTAAAGTAGAAGTTGTAAATCCCGCTTTGGGTTATTGTTCCTAACTCTACTCCCCCGGCTTCTACCACTAATTCCCCTTCTGTCATGCTTACCTGAATGGTCATCTTGTAATAATTCCCGATTGTAAGCGTGTTGCCTGCATAGAAAGCATTTACCCAAGTTACCTCATGACAAAATCCATCCGTAGGATTGTATGACCATCCGCTTGCTGTTTGGGTGGCCGAAGCATCATCTACCGTACCGTCAAAACCACCTGTGGGAGAAAGCCTGAACAAGTCATCCGCTAAGTTTTGATTAGGGGAATTTATTGTCAGTACTCCATTTGCCGATGAGCTTGTTAAAGTAACTAACCCGAAAACCATTGTGAGCGTACCAGCGGTTCTTGCACTAATTGTTACCGCCCATAATATATCTGCTCGCTGCCGTTCGATATTTAACAGTTGAGTAACAGATGATGTTCCTGCTGGGGTAGTGTGAGTAACCGCATTGGCAGCGTATGTCCAACTGGAGTCAAATGTCCATCCTGTCGCGCCACCCGTAAATGCACCATTAGCAATATATTCCGTAGTTGAAGTGTCAAACGTATAACAAGACGCGATTTCTTTTACAGAAGCATTGGTAATTACTAACTCGCCTGTGTCTGGTACTGAATAATCGTTGTTGCTTCCAAAGGCCACTATCCCTGTAGTGCCTGCTACCCCGTAAATAATTTGCTCTCCGGTTGCATTTGCATCAATAGTCCCAGCCCTCCTGCCTCCTAAATAAACATCTACTCCATAGTTAGTCGAATTGCTTACTATGGTGATGGTTATCCTATAAGACTTCCCGGTTGTTATTGCAAGTCCTGATTGGCTTATTGATGGGGCTGCTCCTCCACCCGGTGGGGTTAGGGTGGCCTCTCCACCTGCTATTACCCACCCAGCATCGCATGTCCAATCTACCCCACACAAAGTAGAAAAATCTCCGGCAGTCACTAATTCAGCTCCAAGTTCATCTGCATCACAAGCCAAGTTGTCCCCACAGCAGTACTGCTTTGCCTGAAAGTTGAGCGGGTCTTCGGGTTGCATCAAAACAGCGTAGCCAGACAAGTCCTTGTTAATGCAGGCTTGGTCATCAAACTTTGCGGAGTTGAATCGTATAGGTTGGTTGTCTATAAAAGTAATTGCCATTATTTAAGCATTTCCTGAGTTCCAAGCAAGGTAACATTCGCCATGCTTGTGTTGTGATTGTATTTTAAGGTGTCAATCCATCCCGCCTGTACCTTGTTCCCGTTGTAGGTAATCGCTATCTTCTGAAAGACGTTGTCTTCGATTGCGTAGAAGTCAGCGTTGGGAATTGGGTACTCGAAGTCGGCTTTTACTATTGGGATTTCGTTCTGATTATTCAGAGTTATAACTTCGCCACCGGAATCGGGTGCGCTTGTGCAGGCGAAGTAGGTTTCGTTGTTAGCACCCAAAACAACGATGTAGGCCGAACCCAATCCTATTACAGCGTCTATTGTAACATCACACGAAATATAATCTCCTGCAAGACAATAAAATGATGCCTGATGAGTTATAATTGTAGTTTGAGGAACAGTGGTAGTATTATTGACGATGTCTAATACTCCACTTGCCTCTTGAAATATAGTGCCACTATTATATCGCTGGAATCCGTGTGAGATAGTTGCATACGATGAGGATGCCAATATTTGGAATTGGTGATAGAATGTGTGAGTTCCTTCTGCCACGCAAGTATATCTTGAATTGGCTTGTGATACAGGTGTTCCTTGTGCCGTACCATTTCCATAATTATTAACAACTCCATTACCATCGAAATTTGGAAAGTTAAAGTCATCATCAAATTGAAATGGGAAATAAGTTGTATAGCTAATGGCAATAATATTTATATTAGCTGTATGAGCTGCTCTAAACAAATTATTGACTGTCCCTGTAAAGTTTACAATGCTGTTCGGTATTTGGCTGTTCCACCTTTCTAACACTTCGTTATTCATTAACCTTGTGTTGTAGAAGTATGGAGGAGCGGAGGCGAATGGGTTTCCGGGTATAGCCGTGCTTGTATATCCGCTTCCGGAAACAGTTACATCTTCGCAGTCAACAAAGAATATTTCTTCGGCAAAGTTGGTTGTTGGCTGAATAAGCAAATCCTCTATCATGTTGCTCGAAATAACATAGCTGCTCATCAGGTCAAGACGGGCATCAATGTTGCACTGCTCAAGTGTAGTGTAGTTTTCCGGTTTGTAGGTAAAGTATAAATTGCTCTCTACAAACGATACTCCATTTCCGGGAAGCGCATCCAGAATCTTATCCGAACCTACAGAGATAATCGCTACCAGTTTTGATGTGTCTATTTTAAACTTTACCCCGTTTACGTTTTCAAGTTTTCTAACGATGGTGTTTAAAAACAAGTCCTGATACTTTTCGATTCTCAGTACAGGTACATTTCCTGTAGTGTCTATGTAGAAAGTGACGTTTATTTTCTTTTTTACTTCCTGAAAAAACTTGTCAAATGAGGCTTTGATGGCTCCGCCCGTTCCAAAGAATGCTATCTCCTGTCCGTACATAACGGAAAGTCCTTCAAACTCCCCGCCCAATCCAAATAGGTTAGAATCAAAAGCCACTTCATCATCACTCATAAAGGCTATCATGTTCTTAAATACATCATAAACACGGTAGCCTGTTCGTGGGTCGGTTATTGCTGTCGGGCCAACTGAATCGGGTTTAAACATCGTGATTGTATTCTCTGCCGCTGCATCAATCGTTTCTCCGTTCTTGCTTCGGGTAGTGTCTACTGTTATCTCAATAGATTTGTTTTTATTAATCCGGGCGTAGAAGTTGTTGTCCTGAACCGGGGCGGTGATGATGCAGTTGGAGTCTTTCTCTATCTCAAGAATAAAAATCTTCCCTATAAATATCCGTATGTCTTGTCCATCACAGTTATCCCATATTTCACAGGCTATCTCCGCGCAAAAACCGCTAGTGTCAATTACGCCTTGTATCAAATCAAATCCATCACCATGCCATTTTAGCTTCGCATCGTTGGTAATTAGAAATCCTCCAAGCTGTGAGTCCCGCTTAATGGTTGTCAGGATGTCGCCATCAGGTTCATCGTTTATAAAGGTGTTATTTAGGTAAAATTTCAATTTCTTAGCGGGGAGTTGTAACTGTATTCGCTCATGTATCTTGCTACGCTTCGCCCAATCCTATCGGCTTGTTCTGGTAGTATCTTTCGATTGGCTCTTGTTAGTTTTCCTGAATCCATAAACGCCTCTACCTTTCCAAAGTTGTGATTTATAGCAAAGGAGTTGAGGATTTCGGGATTGATTAGATTCTTCCTGATGGCTAAAAGTGTAGGCTCAAACTTGCGTGTTTCGGCTGCTGTCATTACCGATTCTCCCCTGCTTAACATCGCGGGAATGCTGTCGGATGTTTCTGTTCCATGTCCTTCTAATCCTATTACTCCTTTTTTAAATTTAGGAACTGGGGCGGATAGAATTGCGCTGGTTTGGAGTGCCCCGAAAGCTATTGCAAGTGCCGAAAGTATTCCGGGTGGAATAGTTGCAGCAAATAGCTTAACTGCATTTTCGGCTGTCTGTATTGCTACTCTTATCAGAGAGGCTGTTCGGTCTGCGATGAATGCTTTGCGTTTTTCATCCGCTATCTTTTTGTTGAGTTCCTTTTCTGTTGCTTCTCTCTGTTTCGCTAACTCCTTTTGCTTTTGCGCATATAACCCATCCGATATGATTTTATTATTGTTTAGCTCTTCAAGTCTTTCCTCCTCTTCATCAAATGCCTCTAATCTTCGGTCTTTCTCTGCGTTTAATTGGTCTACATTAGATTCAAATCCTACTGCTAATGTGGTAAACAAATCAATAAACATTTCTTTGCCTTGTTCGGTAAAACTTTCCAGCGCAGCCAGCCCCTCTTTAGTAAATCCTATTTCTGCCCCTAAGATATTTTTAAATGCCAACTCACCTGCTTTACCAAACTCCTGAGTTTTTACTTTAATTAAATCAAGTTTGTCGGGTAGCTCATTAATCGGCTTCATTGATTCTTTAACCGAATCAATCATTTTTTGAATCGCATTAATAGAATCGGTTGGTATTACATTTTCTGCCCTCTCCTCTTGTAATGCAGCATTAAGTTGGCGCTGTAAGATTAATCGGTTGTTAAGAATGTCTAATACTGTTTGTGTAGATTTATTGTAAGCATCTGTACTCTTTACGTTATCCCGAAGGATGCGCTGATATTTTAAATCAATATCATTCTGCTTTAATTTAAGGGCTAATATTTCCGATTGCTTGCCCCCGGTTTCTTCCAATAACTTTATCTGCCGTTCCAAATCTTTTACTACTGCATTCCCCGCTAACCTTTTTTCCTGAGCAGCGGTTATGGCATCATCGAATTTAAGGTTCTTTTCTAATTGTTTATTGTACGCTTCCTGCGCTGCCTCCGCCCGCTCTGATGCGCGTGTTACAGCATAGTAAATGGTTACCAGTGTAGCTAATGCGGCAACTACTATCCCAATGGGGTTGGCCAGCATAATTGCCGTAAGTCTGGCTTGTGCGGTTGCTAATACATTTGTAGCCGTTGCCCCCGCTACCTGAGTTGTGTTGAGTGCAGTTTGGGCAGTAGCGGTTATTCCTAAAAGTATTCTAAGGCTTGTAAAAGCATCTTTTAATCCAAGAACCGATTGAAGTCCCTGAGTGAGAGCTAACGCTGCCTGAACTTTTAATAATGCCTTTTGAACATCCTCTGATTCTTCTCCAAACAATGCCATCGCCCCCTGTGCAGCAGCAAATCCACCAGCAATACCTGTACCTAATTGAAGAAATGCACCTAATTTTTGTTCAGGATTAAGGTTTCTTATTACCTTATTTAAATCATCCATCTTGTCCTGCAATTTTCCTGCTGAACGAGCTGCTTCAATAGCCTGTGGCGAAAATTCGCCCATTGTTTGAGCAAGCCGCGCTGCTTCAACCTTCGCTTCAGCTACCTGAGACCTTAATGATTTAAAAGCGGTAGTGGTTTTTTCTGCCTCTTTAGATGGGCTTGGATTCTTTTTTCCTCCAGGCAAACTATCCGAAAGTTTCGTTGCCTCCTCTGCCGCCTTCTTTGATTCAACCGCTAACTTAGCCGATTGGTCAGCAAGTTTCTTGAACTCCTCAGCATCCTTAGCCGTAATCTGTCCAAGTTTTACCAATAGGTCAATGGTAGGCTTCATGGCCTCCGCATTTGACGACACATTAACAACTATATTTTCTACTGCCATTGGGTGATTATGGTGTTAAGCCTAAATCTGTAAGCTGTTCTGAACTTAATTTGGTTTTAATCCACTTCTTTTTTAATGCTGATTGGTCAAGTTCATTCTGCGTGTAGAATGCTGTTTCGGTTATTACCGGCACTATCGGGTAGGTAATTTCTACTTTTATACCATTGGCATTGGTAACTACTTTAAGTTCTGACGGGAATACTCCTTTATCTCCCTGTAACTTTTTAAGAATGCCAAGCCATTGTTCTGCATCGGTTCTGTTTTTGAATTTCAGAAACGGCTGCTCAAATTCTCCGAATATAAGGTTAGAATAAACAATCCTGTATTTGGCATCCGCCTGCTCAATAACTCCTTCTAATGATACTTCGTAGTATGATGTCATGTTTTTACATTGTTAGCCACAACCTCCAGTAACTTGCCCCTGAAAGCGGTGTGCCTGTGTTATAAAATGCGAGCTTTGTTCCATCAGCAAGGTAGCCGAGCGATATAAACGCCCACCGTGCCGCGCTGAAACCGCCACTGCCGGAGATGCTTGGTATTCCCGCGATTTTTTCTATCCTTCGGCTTTGGCAGTCAAATCTTATAAATGGCCTTTGATAGGTGGATGCAACGGTTGAGTTTCCAACACAGAAATACATATATCTCCCGTCCTGTGTATGAGGGTTGTAGGCTACATGAAGGCAGTCAGTTGCTACAATAGTGTCCGATGTCGCGCCTCCTGCCCAATCAACTATTGTTAAAGCGTTTGTCCAGCTTCCTGTTGCCGCTCCCGCAATGTCGAATAAATCATAGGTAGTAGTCGCGCCCCTGAATAAAAAGATATTACTTGATTTAACAGCGTTGATTTCATCAGCTACCATTCCGAATGCGAACCAGCCAAATGCGCCTGTGGTCTGCGTTGTCGTCCCCTTTACCGCCCATGTGGTTGTGTCCCACTGGTTAGAGGTATTTACTGCGGTGTAGTTATTGGCGATGGTGTAATTATACATCGTTGTTGTGCCTCCGAAGAATCCGAGAATATTATCCGTCCAGTTTTCAATTACA